TTCGGAATTTCCGATACTGGTTCGTGATTCGTGGCTGATAATTCTTCAATTACTTCCGCCTCAGCCTTAACAGGTTTAATGAAGCCAGTTTCCCACATTTGACGCAGACGGCGAACAGATACCGTCTCCTTATCAAAAACCTCACCAGCGACATGCTTCTTACCACCAGAGTTAAAAACCTTGGCAGTTACAAAGGTATCTTTGAGATTGAATACATATTCACGAGTATACATTGTGTTCTCCTTTTCAGAAGGATAATAGTAGGGTATTACCCTTGTGGAAAGGAGGGCACCTTTTGGGTGCCCCCTCTCGTTTAGGCTACTACGTCAGCGAAGTAGGTGCCCATATCGGCAGCGACTTTCTTCATATCGAAAGCCATCTCGATTTCAATACGCTCGGCGCTCTCTTTCGGGAGGTCGATACGCTTGACGCGAGTGCCCATACCAGCGTTGCCAAGCAGGCCGTTCCAAGTGAACGTGTAGCCTGCGGTCGGGATCATCGTGCCCGGCATCGGGGTCGTGTAGCACAGGAGCATCTTCTTGCCACCGATGAACGAATGCGAAGCAGTAATGCCTTCAGCAGCCGTGTTCTCGATAGCATCCATGACCAGAACTTCACCGATGTCCAGCAGTTGCGCCAGATCGTTCAGGGAAGCCTGAGCGATGTTGGTGCGGGTACCGTATTTGATACGGTCAACGATGTCCGGGTGGTTAATCAGGGCTTCAGCAACCCGACGACCCATTACCAGTTTATTCGGACGGAAACCCGTTTTCTCCTGCTGATTGGTGGCCATCTTGCGGATGTATTCAATCGGGTCGGAGTTGGAGTAATCGCTGAACTGACGGAAGGTCGTAGTGTTGTTTTCACCAGACGACACACCGGCAACATCCGCCGTCCAAACACCCGTGGTGAGGAAGTTGGAAGCGAAGATTTTCTCACGCTTAATCAGGGCCTTGTGAGCCAGATATTCCGTGGTCAGACGATCCAGTTGGAACTGGTCATCAGCATTGGCGCGGGTTTGCTCACCGATGTCCTTGTGGAAGGCATAAACCTTCGCAAAGTAGGTATCATCGGAGAACGAGAAGTTACCACCGGCAGATTCCGTCGCGTCAGCGCGGAGTTGCATTTCGTCGCGGTTAAACTCACCACGATCAACAGTCAGATAGATGTCAGACTGTTTCTGTACGCCAACAACCGGGAAGATGCGATCAGCAACAAAAGCACTCGGCTTCTGGAGGAAGGCCACCGATACGTTGGAGAGCAGTTTATCAACGTGAACACTAGATTGAGTAGGCATTTAATACTCTCCTATTAAGCCTTGCTGTTGAGGGTAAGACGAACCGGGACAACTTTGCCCGAAGCGCCAGCCTCAAGAATTTGACCGACAATGAAGTCACCCGAACCAGCAACACCACGAACTTTACCGTCCGTGTCTACCGTAACGAGCGAATCAATAGCCAGCGTCGAGGTGGCGCATACCATCTTGGCAATACCATCAACTTGAACAGTCAGGACTTCGCCATCGAGGTTGGTGTCGTTCAGGACTACGCCTGCTACTTCACCGCCGTTAGCCGGCTTCTCGTATGCACCCGAAACGATGCGAACCGCTTTGTGCGGCCCCATGTTGGCTTCGCCAGCCGGGTAAATGCCGAGGGTTTTCTTATTTACATGATAAGTCATTTTTCAGGCTCCTATTAGCGCAGTTCCGGGTGCTGTTCAGCAACCGCGACCATAGCCGCAGCGAACGTCACCTTGTTTTCTTTAGCGTAGGACTTGGCGAGGGAATCCAGTTTGGCACCCTTGTCGTCAGCGTCCGCACTGAGGCCCGAACCCTGCTCGTTGAGTTTGGCAGACTTGGCCAGCAAATCAGCGGCCTTGGTCAGCATATCAAGGACGGCCTTACCGCCTTCAATAGCAGCGACAGCCTTGAGGACTTTTGCATCTTCAACCTTAGCGCCGAGGGTTTCCAAACTCTTCGCTACTACTTCAAACTTGGCGAGTTCAGCCGCCTCATCCTTCGCCTTGAGAGCATCAAGGGATTTTTGCAGATCGGCAATTTTGGCATCGCGGTCAGCGAGGGCCTTCGTTACATCAACCTGCTCTGGTGCTTTATCAGTCATAGTGGTTTCCTTAGACTTGTTAAGTGACTCCGCAGAGTCGGTGGTTTCGGCAGCACCAGAACGGTTACTACCGGATTGCATTTTCGCAAGCAGAGCCTTACGAAGTGCATCTTTTTGGTCATCCGTAATACTTTTCATAACTACGGATGCCGCAATACTTTGTGCTTGGTCGCCCCACATCCCCATAAAGGTACGGAGCAAATCTTCAAGCGGCATTTCAACATAGACCTTATCGGCTTTAGCCGCTTTAGCCTCATTATCGGCTGCGTCTGCAAGCAAACCATCAATGTATGCTTGAGTGTATGGATCAACAGCCTTTTCAATCTTCTCGTTCAGACTTTTCATAACCAGAAATTTCTCTTTTCCATTAGCAGCCTTACCAACAATGGCTACATGAGCATCTGGAGAACTAAAATCGAAGTCCGAGAGACGCTGCTTTTTCTTGGGATCGTGTGCCATTACTCAATGTCCTCAATTCGTGCTTTACCACCGATAGAGAACCCGGTAAAGTCACCACTCTTGGTTAGTTCCCACAGTTCGTCATTGTTGACTTTCATCTCAATCAACCACGAACCCGCTTTAACGACCTGCTCACCAATCGTAGCGTCAACCTCAAGGATGAACGACTTGGTAACTACGAGGGAATCAGTATTTACAAGATGTTCTACATTGCCGCGCATACAGTTAGCGTTGAAATTCTCACACGCCTTCCGTACTTCATCAGCCGTATAAATATCATTGTGGAGGTCAAAAGCATCCGGCTCCAAAACTACACCAAGGATGAGTCGCTGATCTGCGTCTACCTTTTTAAGGACGACGGAGGTAGAGTGAGGTTTATCAGCCTCTTCTACAGCCTTCGTAAGGTCAGCAAGGATGCTCTTAAATTTCTCAATCATGTACGGAGTCTACTCGGTCTGCTCGGCCATCAATCTTTTGTGGGGCTTTTTGCCCGGACATCTCAGCGATACGCTCGCTGGACTCAATCTGACGATCCTTACGGCGATCCTCATTCGTTTCAACAGGCTTCGCCTTGCTCGGATCATTAGGGTCATCAGTAGTGATTACCGGAGCGCCAATCTGCATACGGAGCCAAGTCTCAAGGTTGGAGTCTTGGTTAATGAAGTTGGTCTGACCAAGTTTGCTGAAGTAATCGGCAATCTGAACCGGATCACGGGATTCAATATCACCAAACTCAAGCGTAGGTGCCAGAGCAAGGTCAATGTCATTCATTTCCAGCAGTTGCGGAATTGCATGACTGTTGAAAACAGATGCAATTACACCAAGCCAAGCACCAATAGCCACGGCAAACATCTTCGTCTTGTCCGAGGACAAAGCGAAGGAGCCAGTAGACTTTTGGCCGAGGAGAATGAAGTCAGCCAACATCGTCTGAGCAATGTTGGCATTGTAACGCTGGATAATCGTTTCAGTGTCGTACAACTTCGCCGGGGCATTAGCCGACAGAAGCGACAACTTGAACATCTCATTGCCCTGCTCATCCCGATCAGAAGGCCATACAACACCGGCCTGCTCATTCTTACGGATAGAGGTAATGATCTCCTTGATCTTCTGATAAACCTGCTGCTGCTCGACCGTAGCATCACTCGTCATATATGCAGACGGGATATAGGCTACCGGGAGACCCGCAAGGTCACGCTCCACACCAATCGCTTCAAATTCCTCAATCTTCTTCTTGAAGAACCAAGGGCGGTAAGCATTGCGGAGAACAGATGTAGATGTAGGATTATCCTTCCGGCTGTTCGTCCTGAACAACAGGAATTTGTCACGCGGGATGGTAATACGTTCGTAGTTGGTCGGGAGTTGTTGGTCAATACTGAGCAACTGCCCACGATCATCGAAGTTGAACGCTTCAATCGTATCTTGGCTACGAGGTGCCAATTTACGCCAACCGTAACGACCATCACTAAATTTGGAGCGGAAACGCTTGTCCTTTACGGACGGCCCCATACGGACCTTATAAACAATCTCGTTTACAGCGAATCCATACGGGAGGAAGGTAAGAATCTCGGAGAGGGTGTCCTCCCAAGTCATGTCCATATCGGAGAAACAAGACTCAACGAAGGCGGCTACTTCACGAGCCGCATCGGAATCTTGTGACGGGACAAGTTTCTTGTTAACCTGACGGATAAGCATTTCGATGGCAAACAACATAGCCCCAATTACAGGGTCATTGCTCGACATCTCTTTATAGATTTTGGTAGACCGTGGCCATTTCAGTTGACTAAGGAACTCCTCATCAACAATACCGGCCGAATACTTCAAGCCCGTGCCTCCGATCTCAGTCATCGGTGCCTTTGGGACGGATTTTTCTACCGGGGACTGGTCGGAGGACATTAAGTTATTGAATTGACTAGATATACGTTAAGAACCCTATGCTACCACAAGATTTTATTCTTGTCAAGTTTTATCGCATGACTTCAAACGCATTAGATTTGGGCATAGAGCCGATATTAAAAACTGGATTTACAATCTTTCCGGCGAGTTCAGCAAAAGCGCCCGAACAAGTATCCACTTGGTCATCCTTACCTTTTCCATCTCCTTGAAAACGCTCAAGTTCCGTGAAAAAGTCCTCATTCCAAACACCCCTAACCACACTAATGTCACCGTGCTCGGCGGCGGCAGAGAATGGGAGAAAACGGGTCAACTTGTCTTTTGTTACCGGACGAGTTCGTACCTCATAACCCCCCTCGGACAACTCACGACGGAGCATAGTGGCTTCAGTCTTTCCTGCCTGTCCGGGGTCTTGCTCAATGATCGTCTTGACCCCAAATCCATCCTTGATCTGGGTTTCACGGATTTTCCGCTTGACATCATAGGGGCCACCACGGAACCGTACTACGTCAAGAACGTATAGTTTCCCGTTGAGGTTATCCTTCCCCATGAGAAGCCCAACAGTCCAGTCCGGGTCTGGATTGGTTTCAGTTTTCTCAGTAGCCGCCCTATCCCAATAACGTACCTTGGTCAGCCTCGCGGATGGGAACGGAACAAGAGGCGTCCATTCACGCGAGTAATATTTACTGCCTTGAGCGACAGTATCCCAATTACCACCAAGTAGCCGCTCACGCTCGATTCTAGGGAGTGCTTTAAGTGAAGCAAGATATCTTGGGTTGGCTTTAAGCAATGCTTGGTTATCATAGATTGTAGCCGCAATGAAAGTGAATGACAGAATATCATCACGAATCTCCTCACCATACTGTTCAATCAGTTCATTAGGGGAGTTCCCCCAAATCATGTTGTCGCCAACACGGATGAAATACCGGAGTTTTCCACTCCGCTCAGGTATTGGTAATCCATCGGAGCCAATATACCAATCAATCCAACGACGTACAAAGGATGTTGGGTCTGGGTTGCAAGTGCCACGAATATATCCTTGCACTCCCGAATCCGAACGGAGTCGTGACAGAAAGTAGATTACCTGCGACTCTAAGAAGTGCGTCATCTCATCGAATGCGATGAGTGGAACCTGAGAACCTTGCCACTCGTTCTTATCTTTCTCGTGTTCAAGATGAGAAAACCTTACTCGCATACCCGATGGGAAACGATAGGTCAGTGCAGATACAATCGGTTCTGCTCCTAGTTGCGGATAAAGTTTTCCAGCCTCATCCCACAATCCACCGGGGTTGAGAATCTGTGGTGACGTTCTGCGGAAGATTACAGCGGCAAACTTACCGTTGTCGATGTTTCGGATTGGCTCAATTAGCAAGGCAAAACTTTTGCCTGACCCCGCTCCTCCACCGTATATACAAATATCTGCCGGGGTAGAAAGAAACTGAGTTTGTGGACCGGGCTGCGGCCCAATCTTAATCTCGTTCGTTTTCGCCATCTTCGTCATCATCACGAGCGATTCGTTCGTGGATACCTTCAACAATTTCGTCTGGTGAGAGGGAGTTTAGGTCACGACCTTGTGATTCCAATTCGCGGCCAGATGCAGGAAGTGTCACAACATATACGTTCCGTGTTTCTTC